GTTTGGCTTCGCCGAAATCAAACGACTGATGCTTACCGCGCACCTCAATCTCTACCGCGATTTCCTCGCCGGTATCGTCGCGCTGGTAAGAGCCGGTAAAGCGCAGGGGAATGTCAGACGCGCCCCACTGCGTGAGTACCAGCTCATCGATGCCGCCGATGCTCCATTCAACATCGAGCGCGTCATCTTCCAGACCGTTATCGATAAAGGCCGCGCCGCTCATGCCGCCTGCGCGGAACGGGTCGAGCTTGCGCGCCAGCTTAGGCAGGGTCACGGCGGTGACGACGCCCTGATAGCTGTTGGCGTTGTTAAAAAGGTTCATGCCCTTCAGTTTGCGTGGCAGTGCCATTTATCCGGCTCCTTAGCTGTTTACGGATGCGGCGAAGTTCGCCAGGTAGGTGTCGGTGATGCGCTGGCGCAGCGTCAGGTCTTCCAGCGGCGGAACCGGCGTATAGTCGTAATCGATAAAGAGCTTGCCCGCCTTCAGGGTGTCTTTATCGTTGGCGCTTTCGTCATACCAGGCGGATGCACCCAGCAGATAACCGGCGCTAACCAGCTCGCGGAATTTCGCATTGATGCCCGCGATAATCTCGCGCACCAGAACCGGCGTCAGCGGCTTGTCAACCGCCCACATGTGCGCTTCGGCCATCGTGTCGGCCAGCACCTGCGCGGTGCGAGTGTAGTTCTCAAACTGAAACAGCGGATCATCACTGCAGGTACGGTTGCCCCAGTAGCGAAAACCATCTTTGCGGATTAGTGTGGTAACGTCGGCCTCGTTGAGCAGGTCAGCGTCGGTGCCGGTCTGCTGCAAATCCCAGAACACGGATGCGGAAATGCCGGTCACACCGTTGACGCCGACGTTAGACAGGGTTTTGTGCCAGCCTGTGTCGTTGTCGATTTTGGCGCGCAGGCCCAGCGCGCGCGCGGTCGCAAAGGCGGTATCGGATTTACTGGTCGCGGTGTTCCAGGCGAGAAAGTCCGGCCAGATAACCATCAGCTCACGCTGGCTGAAGTTCTGGCGATAGAGGCGGGCTTCGGAAATGGTTTTGCATTCCCACGCTGAAACGTAGGCGAAGGCGCGCAGCTGCTGCGCAATGCTGGCAAGCGCGGTTGCCACCGCCAGTGAGTCCAGCCCCGGCACGCCGAGAATACGCGGCTTAACATCGAGCTGGGTCTGCGCGGCGAGCAGCGCTTTCATGCCGGTATACTGGCCGTTTTCATCCGTGCCGCCGATGATATTGGACGTGGTTTCGGCTTCGTCGTCACCTTCAGCCACGCGCACGACGACGGTCACGGGTTTTGACTGATCGGCAATAGCCTGCAGCGCAGCGGCGAGCGTGCCTTTTTTACCTGCTTTGCCGACAGCTGCCTGCACGTTGGTGATAAGTACCGGCGTATTAAGCGGGAAGGTTGCCGCGTCCGCATCCTGCGCAGTGCAGACCATGCCCACGATTGCGGTTGATACGGTTGTAATGGTGCGCGTGCCGTCGTTGACTTCGACTACGCGGACACCATGATGATAATCAGACATCTGATGCACTCCATTTGGTGGGTGTGCTCAGGGTGTCAGGTCGGCGAAAGGCGTGCATGCGGTTGCAGTTTGCTCATCAATGAGCAAACAGGATTTAACTGTCAGAGAAAAATCAGATACGATCTCGAAACAGCATAATTTTCAAATAGGGTATAAGGAGCGGGAATTTGAAAGCAGGGAAAAATATAATTGATAATTGGATTAAAAAGGACTTAAGGCTTGAGATTCTTTACCGAATCATTTCATGGTCTTTATTTACTATAGCCACATATGTCTTTAGCTCATACAAGTCCGACTTCTCGGTTTTAAATTACTATATAAGTTACACCCCAACCCCGTTATCGATTGTAAATGCTTTCTTGCCACTAATGATAATGCTCACTGCAATGTCAGTTATGTTTAAAGATATGGATATTAAGCAGGGTGGAATCTGGAGTCAGGAACGTTGGCTGGGCATGTTTGGAGCTATTTTTTGCAAGGTAAGTTCTGAAGTTATGCTTTGGATTATAGGTATAAGCTATAGTTTGATTTTGATAACGTTGATCACAGTTGTAAGAGTTATTTCATATGAAGGATTTCCTATAGGTGGTGAGCTGAATAAAATATATTTATTTGTTTTTATTTTTATTATAATCTTCTCATTCGGAAGTTATCTCTACATTATTATTCGTCGTGAAAAGGGCTCAATTCTTTCGAATTTTTCGGAAGTACGTTCCATACCAATATTTTGCACTCTCGTGACGCTTATCTCCATTGGGATGTTCTATATAGGCTTTTAAGAATGAGCCCGCCGGGCTCATTAGCATCAAGGTTTCTCGGGCCAGTCTATATTAGGTGCTCCCGAAAGATCTTTATCCTGAATAACCTGAATGTACTTCATCCATGCGGTAAGCGAGGCTTTATCTGACTCGGTGATTATTCCTAGCAGCAGTTGCGTTTGCCATGCCTGCGTAATGCTGTTCGCTTCGGCAACCAGTAGGGTCTGCCGTTCTCTGGCTTCTTTGATCGCTGCCGCTTTCTCTTCCGCCGGATCAGTCACCCATTTTTCACCGTCCCATTTATCCCATGTGGTTGCTGGTTTGAGCGGCGTAGTATCCGCAGGATATTCGCCGGGTACGTTAATCAACACTGCTGCGCCGTCAGTGATCGAATAAACCGTTTCCCCTCGGTGATCGGCAACATCAAGCCACCTGCCATCACGATAAAGCGCTACGCGACCAGCCTCAGTAGCGGGCGGTGCAGTGATACAGGCGTTAGCGGGCAGGCCGACACCCTGAGCCAGAAACTCATCGCTGGAGCCGGTAAACTCACCGCTTACTGCATCAAAATTATAAATCGTCAGTGTGCCGGCCGATTTTGCGAGGCCATTATTATCGAGCGTTACCTTAGCCATTATGCAGCCCTCACGATGTAATTAAATGCGACGTTACGAGGCCGGACGCCTTTTTTATTTCGGGGGGAATTGCCCGTGAAGTTAATGGGTCCGACAGCCAGATTTGCGCCAGTAACAAACGAATCCTCATAATCTACGCCAACCATGGTCTGCGTTGAGTTCGTTTCAATTGCCGTCTGAATTACCGTTTCATGCTGCCAGGACAACAAAGCACGGCCACTATCCACACCCCGTCCATCATCCCATCCACGGACAAACTCACCTCTCAGATCCGGCAGTTTTAAGCTGGGGTAGACTTTTGCCAGCCCTGTAAAAGTAGCGGCAAACGATGCGCCATTACATTTCAGCCAGCCTGCAGGCGGCGTTGCAGCAGGCCACGGAATCGGAGTTCCAACCGGGATGGAAGAGCCATCGCCTAAACCGAGGTTTTTGAGAACGTCAGCAATCAGCCCGGCGTCTTTGATTTCTGCCAAGGCATTTGCGATCTGCAGGTACTGGCCGTGGGGGTTATCAGCATCGATATGCTTTTTCATTACGCCTTCAGCGTATGCCTTTACCTCGATCACTGCATCATCAACATACTTGCGCGTCGCCAGCACTACTGACGGATCAATTTTCAGCGTGACGGCCGCTGTGCTGTTCACGATTAAAATCATTCGCACGGTCTGCGTCCGCCCGCTGCCTTCAGCCAGCTGCGGCTTATAGGTTTCCGGGCAGTTAGCAATGGCAATCAGCAAGCCGTCGGCATCATACAGGCCGATTTCGCGGATCCAGAAACCGCCCTCGCTTTCCGGGATAATCTGCTCGGCAATAATCTGACTGCTGTTTGCCGCGTCAACGGTCAGGGAATTAAGCTGCGCGCGACGCTTCTCGCCGATGAGCTTTGTCTGTGCCGCGTCAGGCGTCGGCAGCTTGCCGCCACCATCGCCGACACCCATAGAGGCGATGTTCACTTTCGTGCCGAGCGCGGCGGCGTTCGCCAGCTTAGCCGCGCCCTGATTGGTCAGCAGGGCAAAATATTTTGTCGTCATGCGCTCACTTCCGTCAGGTCAATAAGATGCACCGCCGCGCCGGAATAGACCGGCCCGCCGACGCTGATAAGTTCAGGGGTGTAAGGGTAAACAGTCAGCTCGTCGCCGCTGTAGCTGGCAACGGCGACCGGCAGAGTGCCGTTAGCATCGAGATTAATGGACAGGCCGATAAGGTGACGGCTGCAGGGCTTGGCGTCAGCTATCAGGCGCTCCAGCTCGTTATACATTTCCTCGGTAATGCCGGTATCCAGTACGCCCACGTCCAGCCGGAACGTGCCTGGCGCTTCGTTGGTTTTCCACCACTCAATTATCCTGATGAGATAGCCCAGCGGCTCAACGACGCGGCGGATTGCCCCGATAGTGCCCTTGTGCCGGTGCACGTACTGCGATGCGGCAACCACGGCGCGCTTTGTCGATTCAGGCCAGGCTGAATCCCAGCGGTCAACCGACCACGCCCACGCCAGATAGGGCAGAAGCTCCACCGGGCAAGTGTACGGATTCCATAACTGGCGCAGCGGCACGCTCATCGCGCCGGGGCTTGCCAGCGCCTCGGCGGCAGCAATCTCAAGCGCTGACGAGCCAGTCGGCAGCAGGCGATCACTCATCCGATCCTCCCACTGTCAGCGTGTAGCCTGTGCAATAAGCGGCCTGCGTTTTGTCGAGCACCACATCAGCCGATGGCTTAATCAGGTTGACGCGCTGCACGCCCTCAACGTGCATGGCGGCATACAACGCAGACAGGCGAATGTCTCGGCCGAGGCGCTTCTGCGCGGTAACGTAGGCGGCGAGCTTTGCCTCAGAGGCGGCGCGGATCGGCTCCGCTTCCGGCCCCGGATAGAGGTACAGCTCTGCCACGATTTCATAATTCACAATGTGCGCTGACTGCACCGTCACCCGGTCAGCAACCGGGCGCACGTCTTCGTCATTGAGCGCAGCGCTAACCACGGCCAGCAGCTCATCACTCGCCATGCCGCTGCCCTCACGCGCGAGCACTGTCACCGTGACCACTGAAGGCGACGGGCTGATAGCTGAGGCATCGGCTACGCGGCCGTCAGCACTTTTGGCATGGTACTCATAAGCGCCGGTTGGCCCCGCCACGCTCAGCCCTTCAAAGGCGGAGGCGATGCGTAGCCGGAAATCATCGTTACTTTCCATCACTGCGGGGGTTGGCGGAATGGTTGTATCGTCGGCCGGGGTAATGATCAGGCGGGGTACGCCATTATTCGCGCCGAGCTGGTCAAGGTCGCCATCCAGCGCATACGCAACCATGACGGCTTTTGCCGCCTCGTTGATGCGCTGACGCAGGATCAGCTCACGGTAGGCATTTTCCTGCAGCAGCTTAACGATGGGTTCCGACTCCAGCGTCAGCGTGCGGGCGACGGCATCCTGCTGGTCAGCAGGGTAAAGGGAAATCAGCGTAGCCTTTCGCTCGGCCAGCAGGGGCTCATAGTCCAGCGACTCCACCACATTGGGCGCGGGCAGCTGGCTCAGGTCGATAGTTGCCATAGTCTCAGCTCACAGGAACGGTTAAGGAAAAAGGCTGCGCGCTGTCGGTGCGGTTGCCGGACAGCTCAACCACCATTGCGCCGCTGATATCCGACTCAAAGCTGATGGCGGTCAGCTTTACGCGCGGCTCCCATTTCAGGATCGCCATATAGCAGGCCGACATAATCTGCAGGCGTAGCGCCTCGTTTTGCGGCTGGTCAATCAGCGCAGATAAAAGCGAACCATACAGGCGACGCATTACCCTGGTGCCGACAGGGGTCAGCAGAATGTCACGCACTGACTGCCGGATATGATCGAGGTCGGTCAGCGCGCCGCCGGTTTCCCGGTTCATGCCGATATATTTTGCGGTCGTCATTTTGGGCCATCCGTTCTGCTACCGCCGCGCTGCACGCCGCCATGATCGTGGTCATCCACGACGACACCGTTAGAGCTAAGCTTGCCGCTGCTGTGCTCTACGTCTCCGCTCATTTTTCCGCCCTTGGAAAATTCAAATGTTTTGGCTTTTAGGTGTGCAGAACATTCAACCTCTGGCGAGTCGAACAGGATTTTTACCGCTGCTTTGATGGTTGCCGTCTGTATGCCGTTTGCGGTCAGCGCGCCGGTTTCCGGCTCGTACTCGATCACCGCACCGTCAGGAAATGACCAGTGCAGCGCATTGGCCGAGGCAGACGGAGCCGGGTTGGCATCCGAGAAAATGCCCGGCATTACAAAGCCGGTATCGAGTTCACCACCGAGGCACAGAACAAGCACCTGCTCACCCACTGACGGCGCATTCCATGAGCGGGTTTTACCCGCGCGGGCACTCAGCCAGTGCAGCCAGTCTGTTGTGTTTTTCCCCGTATCGACGCGGCACAGTCCATCCTTCAGATTGATGGCCGACACGGTTCCGATGCGAATCAGGTTGCGCAGCAGGCGCTGAATTTCAATGATGTTTTCATGTGTGCTCATATTCAGTAGAGTGCTGCTTACCCGGCATGGGCACAACTCAGAATGGTTTGTTCATGCATCAACAAAAACTATAAAGAGGCTGTATGCGTAAAGGAGCTTTGTTTGTCAGCGCAATAACAATCATGAGCATTGTTTTACCTTTTATTGTTTTATTGATATATCGCAATCAATTAACTGGAAACCCTTTTGAACTTAGCCTAAATGGACTTTCAAACAAGAATGATGATTGGTCTGCATTTGGCTCACTTGTGTCAGGATTATTTACTTGGAGTGGTGCACTAAGTACATTAGCCGCACTACTCTTTGCATTTCGACAAAATAAAAAACTCGCCGAAGAAGCTACCGAGCGCTCAGCTCAAGATAGAATCACAGCTGAAAAAAATATGGAGTTCATGGAATTTCAACGGGAAAGAATAAATTTTGAGAAGTTTCGAATCCATCAACAAATGTTTGATGAGCTTCTAGATAAACTTGAGATTGATGCTAAGGGAGATTATCACTTTTATTCGCGGAGCCTGTTGTATAAAAATATTTTCCCTGAAAACTCTTTTTCGGTATGCCATACTAAAATAAGTGATATTTCCGAACATGTTGGTAGCTTCAATGACATATTAGTAGCAACTGGATTCATGCAAGAAAAGTTGAAAAATGGCTCGTATGTGAAAGATACTCAGCAGCTAATACATGATATTCAAACAGTTCAAGAGATGTTGATGCTTAACATAAGCCGCTCAGCTCAACCTGGCGATCTTATATTCGCAAGTAAATATGTTATATTTAATGTTGTTGAACTTTACAGTACCTTTATTTTATTCTCCAAAGTCATCAATGCGATAAGCGCATTTGGCGAATCGAAGAAAACAATAGATCTTGCTTCACATGTAAACTTGCCACAACTTGTATTAAGCCTTTCAAAATTCACATCTGATATACCTCGTATAAAAACTCGCAACCCTTCATTTCCATTTGATTACATACCCCTTGCAAACTTAAAGCGCGCAATCGCCGTATACAATAACTTTAACCTAAAAAATGACGACCCATTAAAAAATTATTTTAGAGTAATACCACATATGATACTTGACGCATTATCACCACACAGCATACATAACACCGTCACTGATAAAGGGCTGACTATCATTATTGATTCAATTCTTACCAGGGCCATTAATGCCAAAGCCGATGCTGTGTCAAATGATACAACCCTTCGTTTAAAGGCTGATAAAATTATCAGCCCTGTCATGGACATAAAGAGGGAGCTAGCTAACAAAACCGTTTAATATAACTTGCTCAATCATTTTTAAATCTTGCTCGCTGATGCCTAGCAGCGGGCGTGATTCATACTGTACTTCTTTACCTTTGCGGGATGGCCGGTCGCGCAGGCCGTAATGATGCACGCGGGCCATGCGCTGCACATTGCCCGCAAACTCGATCACGGCCTCATTCGGGCTGGCCTGTGTCTTCATGTATTTAGCGGTACGCAGCTTTGCGAACATCTCGCGCTTTATCCGGCCCTTTTTGCTGCGCACCGGCTGCGCTTTGCGGGGCTTAAACGGCGTGCCGTCGGGTGCCTGCTGTCGCTTGATGTTTTGCTGCTGACTCGCGCGCAGCTTACGGCCAATGCTGCGCGCCATTTCTTTACGCGCCGGGCCTGACAGGCTGCTGATAAGCGCCTCCAGACGATCATTTACCAGCTGCAGCTCGCTCATGTCTGCCACTCGCTGACCATCTCACCGCTAACATAAAGCTGCACCGGCCGGGCGTCATTCTCCGGCAGCGGGTTCTCGCCGACGTGGGTCACGTGCAGCCCGTCGTCGGCTTTCTGCACGATCACGCGCTCGCTCAGCTGCAGCTCGATACTGATATCGCTGGCCGTGTCGCTGATAACATCGGCCTCAAAGGTAAAGCCCGTCCGGCGCTTTTCCTCGGTTGCCATAATGTCGGGTTCATTTGTACGCAGCCATGCCAGCAGCGGCACGATCAGCAGGTCGATGTTACCGGCGTAATCGGTAATAACCATGTTGAGCCGGTACTGGTATTCAAACGACAGCGAGCTGGCAAGCGTCGAGACGATGCGCCCGCTGTCGATAAACAAGTTCAGCGCGTCAGGGTTTCGCTGCAGCTCCGGCACGCTGTCTGTCAGCGCCTGGCGCAGTTGTTGGGGTTTCAGCATCGTGTTGTTCCTGGCAGTCTTTGATGATTTCGACCTGCAGCCCGCAGGCGGCGAGTGCGGCCTCAAGCTGGCGATTATCCGCCGCCAGATCGCCCGCCGTTTTAAGGCTGTTTCCCGGCACCGGGCAGCTTGTCACGCGCGGACACCCAATCCAGATAATCTCTGGCGCTGGCGAAGGCCGGACGGGCGTGCAGCCGGATAACATCGCCAGGCAGAGCAGCAGCAGACCAGTCACGCAGTATCGGATTCGCATCGGTTTCTCTCTGTATGGTCATTTCACGGTTAAGCGCGGCCGTGCTGGCGCGACCCTGCATCAGCCGCAGCTCGGCCTCACGTTTCTGGCTGGCCCTCGCATCGGCATCCAGCCGGGCTATCGCTTTATCCCGGCTCTCGATACCGGCCGACAGCGTACCGATAATGCGCTGTGCACCGGTGAGGTCGTCCTTAGCGACTTTCCACTGCCAGCCGGTCACGCCCAGCGCCAGCAGCGCCACGGCCAGCAAAGCGGCAACCAGGCGCGTCATGACACGCCACGCAGGCAGTAGGCTGTCTCATTCGCGCGGCGGTTCTCCAGCCCGCGATTTCTCACGCCCTTAACGAACACCCAGCGCCGCAGCTCATTGCAGGCATCAGGCCAGTGCTGCAGCCTGATATACCGGGCAAAGGTCGAGCTGCAGGCCGCGCGCACGCCGACGTTAAAGGCGAATGAAACGGCCGTGTCATAGACCGGCTGCGGCATATCGCTGCGCATACAGGCATCGATCCCGCGCTCGACGCGCATCACGTCATACACCAGATTAACCGCCGCCTGTCGCTCGCTGATCTGGCTTTGCGGCGTCACGCCCTCGGTATGCCCGATGCCGTTCGTCCAGACTCCGGCGCTGCACTGATAGGGCGAGGTGCGGCACCCCTCGGCGTTGGCGATGAGCGCCAGTCCGGCCTCGGACGTTTTCAGGGTTTTGAACTGTGGCAGCAGCGCAGCAATTGCCAGCACGGCCACCACGGCGCAGCGTTTAACTGTCTGGCTCAAGGCTCACCCCCTGCAGGCGCTGCAGCTCGTAGGTTTTACGGCGGTAATGCCAGTTGATAAAGAACGTCGCCACGTTAGTGATAAGCGTGATAACGGCCACGCCGGAACCGACCATAAAGGCGATGTCCTGAGGCGTATGACGGCCGAACCACATCAGAATGAGGCCAATCAGGTAGTTGATCACAGAGCTGATTTTTTCCATTTTTATTCCCACAGGTTGACGGTTTCACCTGCTGAAGAGTCAGGCAGATCGGGCAGCGTCACCTCGCAGCCATGTGGCAGCACCGGCCCGCTTTCGGCAAGGCCCGGATTAGCCGCGTAAACCAGCTCGACGGCCTGACCGGTTCGCCCGTAATAGCGCTGGCAGATTTCGTCAACGGTATCGCCCTGCTGTGCGTAAACGTTCATCAGAGCAGATCCACAATGCAGCCGGGCTTACCGGCAATGCGGCTGATACTGAATCGCGCGTCGCGCCAGTACTCGTCGGCGCTCGCCTCGATTTCGCCCGCTTTTTTCGTGCCGCTGGCGTCATAGCCGCGATAGCGCTCAACGATGGTGGCGGCGGTCAGCGCGCTGACGGCGGCAAGGTAGGCCGTAACCTTTTCGCTCTCGCCGTCCAGCGATTCCGCAGGCACGTCGGCCAGCAACTTAAAGCCCGACGCCATCTGCGCGGCGCGCCAGTCGTACAGCTCGGCATTAACTTCTGAAATCGCCGTCTTCACGGCAAGGCGCAGTCGCTGCGCCGTGACCGTTCCCTCATAGCGCAGTGAATCGCGCAGCTGCTGCAGGTCAACGTCAGGCCAGAAAAACGTATTCTTTACCGGCGGCTCGGCAGCGTCTGCCGGTCGCGGGGCGGGGATAACAACCGTGTTATTCATAATCGGCCTTTGAAAT